AGCGATGTTCATGTTATACCGCATCCAAACGCACCAACGGATCTAAGCGCATCGATTGCAATTCTATCACGGATCGTTTCAGAAAATGGTGTTAACGATAAGGTCAAAAAATATGAAGTTTGGCATAGAGAATTTGAAGACAGCAACGGACAGACAAATTACGGCCCATGGCGCGTTGAACACTGGGATACTGATGGAAAATCAACAGAGATCTTCCCAGATAATCTTTGGCCCCTTGAGCAATTGCCTTGGGTGATTTGGCGAAATGGCGTTAGCGACGGAACGATCTACAGGGACGTAGACAGAGACTTGCTCGACACAATTGACGCGATAGCGGTTGGGATGACTAACATTCAATTCACGATTGACATGCAGGCCCATAGCCAATTGGCTTATGAAGGTGACAGCAGAGAAGATTTAGCAGGTGGCCCAGGCAAGATCTTGACCTTTGCCCCAGGTGAAAACCTAAGCGTTCTAAACTACGATCCAAAGCTAACCGAAATGGAACGATCAAGCCAAAACTTGATCAAGAGCTTGGCAGCAACGCGCAGGCAAAGCCCGGATGCTTACAGTATAGAGCGCGAAGCTCCACAAAGCGGAGTGGCCAGAAAGATCCAAAATCTTCCCTACACCAAAGCACTAAGGGAGCGATCACACTTTGCGCGAGATATGGAACAAGATTTGTTCAGGGTCTTGATCGCGTTCAATGATTCATATGGAACAGGCACAAAGATCGGATCTGAGAATCTCACCTTGAAATGGTCAACAGCGAAAGATCCAGAGTTCGAAGATCAGAACAGCAAGACAGCGCGAATTGCCCAAGCGCTTGATATGGGCTTGATCAGCAAGGAACGAGCAGCGGTAGATCTGGGATATTATTCAACAGAAAGCGAAGCGGCAGAAGCTTTTGCGAGCCAGGCAGAGGCCAGGCAAGATCAAGTCAGAAACACATCAATTGCTGAGAGGCTTAGACTCATCGCAACGGGATCCTGATGCCAAATATCGGTCAATACGAAGCGCTTTTTCTTGACGATCTAAAGGAGATCGAGCGAGCTTTGATAAAAGAGATCGAAAGACTAACCGCAAATCTTGAGACAAAAGACGGAAGACTTGACGATTCAGAAGAAAGCCTTCAGCAAGCATTGAGCAGACGAAGACAAGTTGGCAGCTTTCTTGATGTTGTAGATTCTGATTTTACAGGCAAATTAGAAGACGCATTGGCAGCCATTGGGCAAGAAACTTTTGACGAAAACAACACCTTCCCAAATGGCTTCAGCCCAGAGTTGGCAAACCAATTTGAAAAAATTGTATCACCAAGAATTCAAGAGCTTAGACACGTCTTTGGTGATGTTTCTGACGATGTTAGAAAGTCAATTGCCTATGGCGTATCTACTGGATTAAGTAGGGACAAGCTAAACGCTCGAATTGCAAAAGGAATAGGCAAAGGAATCGCAACAGCAAGAACAGTCACAACAACAGCAATCTTTGCAGCCAATCGCCAAGCAAACGTTGCCGGTGCTGATGATTCAGGGATTGATTACGTCTATTTCTACTCAGGACCAATCGATCAATTGACGCGACCATTTTGCATGAAGTGGATCGAAGACGAAGCAGGCAACCAGGCAGCATATACAAGGGAAGCGTTGAAAGCCTTAGCAAGGGATCCCTTGCAAAAAGGCCAGCCAGGACAAAAGCTTGGTGATGTGGCTGGATACCTTGGCGGATACAATTGCAGGCACACGCTTTTGCCTATGATGCGGAGCGAAGCAGAAGATGAAGAAATCACGATCAGAGATGTTGAAGACGTAAGGCGCTTAATGTGAAAATGCGAATGGGGATCCCTGGATTGGTAAGCGTTCAATTTAATGAGCCAGCACTGAAGAAGATCGCAGAGGCAACAGGAAGATCAATTGTTCAGCAAATTGTTAGGCGCACAAGAAAAGGCAAAGACATAAACGGAAAGCCCTTTGCGAAATATAGCGAGAAATATAAGGCGCAAAGAGAATCGAGCGGCAGAAAGGGATCACCGGTTGATCTAACCCTATCGGGTGAAATGCTTGGAAGCGTTTCTGTCCTTAAAACGCAAAGATCTGGAAGCCGTCTTTTGACCAGATCAGGCATTAATATTACATCAGTCAAACACGTTCACACTCATTTTATGGTCACAATTGGCCCAGGCCCAGGCTCAGGCAAGAATCTGAAATTTAAGGCAGGCGGAATATACAAAAGAGGAAAGAAGAAAGGCCAGCAAAAGAAAGGCAAATTTGTTGATGTTGGTGGGAAAGCTCCGACACACAACGAAAAAGGATCGGCGCTTCATTACGGCAAAGGTCGGATGCCCCCCAGGCCATGGTTAGGTTTGACAAAAAAGCAAAGCGCGGTCATAAAGAAATCCATTGAAAAGCTGATTAAATCTTTGGTGACAGTTAAAAAGGGCAGCGGTTGAAATACGCGATCAATGTTTATAATTGTTTAAAAGGAGAATAACCGAGATGGTTGACGAAAAAGAAGAAAGCAAAGAATTAGAGCCTCAAGCCGCTGATGGTGAGAAGGACGATCTTTCAGGTCAAGTGATGGACCTGAAAAATCACATTTCAAAACTAAATGAAGAAAACAAAAAGCACCGATTGAGATTTAAGGACGAGCAAGGCCAGCGCGAAGCGGCCTTGACCGAGCAAGGACAATATAAAGCTCTTGCTGAATCTCTGCAAGAAAGGCTTGATGGGATTGAGAAAACCCTGCCAAGCTTGAAAGAAAAGGCAGAGCGTTTTGATGTCTGGTCCCAGCGAGAAGCAGACCACATCGAAAAGCGTTTGGCATCGGTGCCTGATTCTTGGCGAGCAGTTGTTGAGCGAGCCCCCAATTTGGAGACAAAGCGAGACATCTTAGCAGCCTTGGATCAAAGTAAGAACAACCCCGTACCCGGTGCAACTGCATCGGCACCATCAAACGCAAACGCCGAGCATGATCCTAAAGAAATTGCTCGAACTTTTCTTAAGCAACGTCAAAACGGTCAGGTAGGCCGAAAAGGCTTGTTTAGTAAGGACTAAAAGAAAATGGCCCAAACAACTCGAACGACAGTGACCGATCAGGTCTTGTCGGAAGTAATTGCAGAAGCTGCATTATCTGCCGCACGTCCCAAAAACGTACTTTCACGATTATGCAATCAAACATCAATTGCCGGAATGCCTGCCGCTTCTTTATCTATGCCCAGGCATGGTGACATTGGAGCAGCTGCATCAGTTTCAGAAACGGCAGACATTAGCTCAACCACGTTGACGGCAGGAACCCAGAGCACATTTACCCCGTTGGAATATGGGATAATGGCCGAAGTGACCTACAAAGCAGCGCGTCGAAGAATGCCAGGCTTGGCAAGCGTTCATCAGCTTTTTGATGGAAGCGCGAGCCTTGAGCAGCAATTGGCGGTCTTCGCTGATGATTCGGAACGTTTAGGCGCGGCACAATTTGAAGCCCTAGAGGCCGTGTGTATTGATGCGCTTGATTCATTGGCGAATAGCGTCGGATCGACGACGGTCAACTTGGCGCTTTCAGACATGGAAGATGCTTTATACACGTACGAAACGCTTGAAGTTTCAAACGAAGACTTGGCTTTTGTTTTGGCACCAAGACAAATCGCTGATCTGCGTACCGCTTTGACTACTGCAACCGGAACCATTTGGTCAACGGACATCCAAAGCATTATGGAGCGGAGCCCAGACACCAGCAAAACCGGTTTGCAAGGCGCGTTTTTAGGTGTGCCCACCTACACGCTGAGCAATTCAATCGTCAACACTGCAAACGCTGGCGCTGATGTTGTTGGAGCCCTCATCCCCGTGGGACGAGGCGATCCAGTAGCAGGCCAAGCTGGCGCAGTTGTGATCGTAGAAGGCGAGCCGCTTTTTTACAGCTTTGAAACCGACAATTCCAAGCGAAGCGTTGAGATCCAAGCCGTATGGGAATGGGCTGCCGGTCTTCGTGCGACCGATTATGGAGTGAAGATCGTAACTGACGCATAAGAAAAACTTTTGCGCCTTGCGATCAAAAAAGCTGAGCAATCAGCAAGATCGCAAGGCGCACTTTTTTAGGAGGTGAGAAAGTGGTTTTTAAAACAAAGAGGCAAGAAAAGAAGAACGGCAAAAAAGTCAGCTTAATTTGCTTAACCGATGGCTACACTTATGAATTCGCATTTAATGAGGATACCGGTTTAACCATGCAACTTGAGCACATGCTCAAAGAATTTGACGATGAAGGCAATCCATTATGGATCGCGCCAGAGAGGATCAGCGGTTTGCCTATTCGCGTTTTAGACAGCGCATTAAAAGGCAAGATCGCTGAATATAAAGAAAAGCGAAAGGCCCATCTTGAGCGCACCGAACATATGCCCAGCATTGTAGCAATCAAATGGGAAGAGCAAAAAAAGGCCGATGAAAAAAGCAAGAACAAAAAAGCAGCAAGGGCAGTCAGGCAGAGAAATGAGTAAGGAAGCGGTTGAAAAATTGGCCGAAAGGCTGACGAGAAACACGAACAAAACCAGCGAACAAGCGCATAGACATGCAATTAAAATTGCACGAAGAAACGAGAAAAAGAATGAAAAATAAAGCAATGGCTTTTGTGGTCTTTGCGTCGGTCATAGTAGCCAGCGCTTTTTTGATGGCCCAGACGCCAATTAAAACACTGGTAACTTTTGAAGTCACCTGCGGAACATCTGCAACAGCAGTCAAGGCAAGCGGTCAAGCTGGATATAGAACCGTTCGATGCGCGAACACTAGCACCACCAAAACGGTATACGTCGGCGGCAGCGATGTCACAGATTCAAACGGTTACCCAGTTGGCGCAACATCGGCAGCAATTGACGGAGCAATAACACTTGATGCCGCTGTTACCGCTCCTTATTGCGTTGTTGCGGCAGCTGACACTAGCCAAACCATGCGGTGCATAACAGGGATTTAAAAATGAAATCAAAGATCGCGGTTTTAGTTTTTGCTGTTTTGTTTATTTTGTCGACAATTGGCGCAGCTTATGCCGACAGCATAAGCGGCAGCGGATTAGGTAAAGGTGCGCTTGGGTCAGTTTATTGTGCTTTGGCAGGATGTGAGATGACGGGGGCGCTATCATCTGATTCTGCTATCGTTACTGAACTCGGCGGATCGAATGGCGGTATTCTTATTTCCGATTCTGTAACGGGGT